GGGAACTTTAAGAGATAGTTGGAGAGTTGATCCTTTGACAAATGAAATAGGATTTAGGTTTGGTTATCATACTCCTTATGCGGCAAGATTGCACGAACACCCTGAATATAGATTTGGAAATGGGAGAAAGGCGAAGTATTTGGAACAACCTGTTGAATCTAATTTGGGAGATTGGCAAGGTAAGTTTCTATCTAAACTAAGGGAGATTACATTTAAGTGAATCACATAGCATTAGAAGTAGCACAATTTATAGCAAGTCAAGGGTATGCAACTCTCAATACAGATTTGTTTGTTGATATGCTTCCTGACTTAGACAATGATTGCACAGCAGTATTTACAACAGGTGGTCAGATACCAGATATATATTTACCAATAGGAAGTCCTAATTTTGAAATAATAACTAGAAGTGATTCAGCACAAACTGCTTATGAAAGAATTAGTAATATAGTGGAAGATTTGCACCAGACATATAATTCAACATTAGTAACAAGTGGAAACTATTACTATTCAATACTCTTATTTGGGGAGATAAATAGTTTAGGTAGAGATGAAAAAGGAAGGATAGAATACAGTGCAAACTTTAATTGTAAGGTGAGAGGTCGTTAAATATGTTAAAATATGGTAGTGAAGTATACAGGGAGTTAAGGTGTCCGAAATGTCGTGCTTTACTACTAGAAGAATATGTTTACAATGGCAGAATAAGGATTAAGTGTCCTCGTTGTAAAGACATTGTAACTATTCGTTTTAAGAGTCCTGTGAAGAAAGGTATTTAAGTTTAGTATTTATATTTATGTCAGACATAGCAAATGTAAAGTTAGGCGTATGTTCTGTGGAATTCAACAGTATTGACTTAGGTCATACAAAAGGTGGAGTCACAGTTACTTACGAACCTACTTACCACGACCTTATGGTTGATGCTTATGGAGAAACTGTCATTGACAAGAAACTCTTGGGGGAGAAGTTTACAGCAAAAGTCCCTCTTGCAGAATCTACTTTGGCAAATCTTCAAATAGCAATTCCAGAAGGAACAACTGATGGAAGTAAACTAACGATAGGTTCAACAGTAGGAGATTCATTATCAGATGAAGCAAAGCAGTTGGTATTACATCCAATAGCAAATGAGAGTACAAATCTTGATGATGATGTTGTCTTCCACAAAGCAGTAGTTGCTTCAACAATAGAATTACCATACCAGAATGATGGTGAAAGGATCATTGAAGTAGAATTTGTTGCTTTGATAGATGAAACAAAAACTGATGGAAACTATCTTGGATTCATAGGGGATTCAACAACCTAGTATTTAAGTTTAGCAAAGAACTCTTTAAGAGTCGCTAATTATATGAACACAATAACAGTAGAGTTAAACGGAAAAGAAGTAGTTATTAAAGCAATACCTTTTAGGAAGGTATTAGAAGTTTTGAAATATATCAAAACACTACCTGAAAAAGTTAAAGGGAGTTTAGCAGGGATTGATACTAAAAATATCAAAAGTTTAGATAATACTGTAACACTAGGTATATTCGCAGAGTTAATATCTGATTCCAGTGATGAAATCTTAGATATTCTTTCTGTTGCTAGTGGATTACCAGCGAAAGAAGTTGGTGATTTAAGTATTATTGATATCACTAAACTTTTCAAAGTTCTTTTAGAAGTTAATAATATTGACGAGATAAAAAAAGAATTCGGGGAACTGGGTCGGATGTTCAACAAGAAAGCATAAGTAGGGAGTGGATTTACTTAATTGTTGATACATTATGTTCTGAATATAGTTGGACTATGGATTATGTTTTAGACAACATAACAATAGGTGATTGGTTACAACTATCCGATTGTATATCAGACAGGCAACGCAGAGAATCCCTGTTATCTTTGGCAATAGCACAAAATCCCTACACAGAGAATCCGAAAGCACTATTTCTTGAACTGAGAAATGTCGGCAGATATGATTATGATGAACAGATAAATAGAAATAGTATAGAGAAACTTAAAAAGGAATTGAGTGGATCTAAAATGATAAAAGTAAAAAAATGACACTAGGAGACATAACAGCAAAACTTGTTGCAAAAACTAATGAGTTTGAAGCGTCAATGGACAAAGCAGGAAAGTCAGTCAATTCAATGGTGACTGGTTCTGAAAAAACTGTTAGTAAAATTGGTGGTGCTTTTAAGACAGCAGGAAAGGTTGCAGGAATTGCAACTGCGGCAATGGGTGCTGGTTTTGTTGCTTTAATGAAAACAGGTGTTGATTTTAATGCTGAAATAGAACAATTACAAACTTCCTTTGAAGTAATGACAGGTTCTGCTGACAAAGCAGTTGAATTAGTAGACAAACTTAAAACTGTTGGTGCAGAAACTCCTTATGAATTAGCAGGATTAGCAAAAACTACACAAGTACTTATGCAGTATGGAATGACTGCTGACCAAGCGTATGACGCAACTGTTAACTTAGGAGATATAGCACAGGGTTCAGCAGATAAAATGCAATCTATTGCTTTGGCATATGGACAGATGTCATCAGCAGGAAAAGTCAATATGCAAGATATTAAGCAGATGATAAATGCTGGGTTCAATCCATTACAAGCGATTGCTCAAATGACTGGTGAAACAATGCAACAAGTAACTGCTAGGTATGAGGACAATAAGATTAGTGTAGATGAAGTTACGGAAGCAATGAAATTCGCTTCAAGTGAGGGTGGTAAGTATTTTGGTTCAATGGAAAAGCAATCTAAAACATTGGCAGGTCAAGTGAGTACATTAAAAGATAACTTTAATATGTTCGCAGGGACTCTGGCTGGTGGTGTAACAGATAGTATTTCTTTTGGAGTATTACCAGCAATCAATGATTTACTTTCTACTTTGACAACTGCGTATCAAGAAGGTGGTATTAGTGGGTTCGCAACTGCTTTGGGGGAAGGTATAGCAAATATTGCTTCTAAAATAATAGAACAAGCACCTGTAATTGTAGAATCTGCTGTATCAATAATCAAATCGTTAATTAAAGGTTTGAGTGATAACTTACCAATGATTGTAAAATCTGCTATAACGATTGTTGATACATTGATTCGTGCAATAGTAGATTTACTACCTGTTATATTACAAATGGGTATTACTATTATTGTTCACTTATTAGAAGGATTGGCAGATACATTACCAGAATTGATCCCACTTGTAATTGATATGGTTTTGTTATTAGTTAAAACTTTAATAGAGAATCTTCCTCTGATAATTAGTGCTGGTATTGAAGTTATATTAGCAATCATAATGGGACTTATAGACGCAATTCCTATACTAATAGAATACATACCTACAATAATTGAATCTATTGTTGAGGCAATTATATTGGCATTACCTATGATTATAGTAGCAGGAATTAGAATCATAATAGAACTTATTAAAGGACTAATAGGTGCAATTCCTATGTTAGTAGTAATGATACCTCAGATAATAACAGCAATCGCTGGTGCAATCGTAGATGCTGTTCCTGAAATGTGGAAGTCAGGAAAAGAATTAGTCAAAGGATTATGGCAGGGAATAAAAGACGCTGATGCTTGGATTAAGGAAAAAATATCAGGTTGGGTTGGTAGTGTAAATGATTTTTTCAAAAAGAAATTTGGAATATCCTCACCCTCTAAGATAATGGAGAAAGAAGTTGGATTCAATCTTGGTGCTGGTATAGCAAAAGGTATTCAGAATAGTATTGGAATGATAGAAAATGCAATGCAAGATGTTGATAGTGCATTGGCAACAACTGTAAGTCCTACAATATCGCCTAATATATTGGGTATGGGTTCTGCTGGTAGTTTATCAGGATTGAATATTAGTATAAATATGGCAGGTGCTAATATAACATCATCAGAAGTAGCACAAGATTATGCTGAACAAATTGGTGACGCAATCATAGGTAAACTAAGAACAGCAAGGAGGAGTTATGTCTAGTTATACATTAACAATAAATGGTAGTGATAGAACAACTTCTGTTCAGAATGGAACTATCAAAATAACTGATAGTATAGGTTCAAGTGCTTCTACAATGACTTTTCAAATATCAAATCGTGTTAGTTCAATAATTCCTAATCCAGATGAGGAAGTAATTATTACTCAGGACGGAGAAAGATTGTTTGGTGGGAGAATATTAAGAGTGAAACCTATTAAAGTAGGAAATCTTTTACTGTGGAATATTGATTGTGTAGATTATACAAGAGATTTAGATAGAAACTTAGTTGTTGAAGCATATCAAAATATGACCGATAAGGAAATCATTGTGGATATTGTGGACAACTATTGTGGTGGAACTGGTATTAGTTACGATAATGTTACAGAAGGTGTTACTATTTCTAATATGAGTTTCAATTATGTTCCTCCATCAGAATGTATTAGTAAGATATGTAGTTTAACA